ACGGGAGAGCGTCAGCTAAGACGTTAATAACGCCTTCGTTATCCTGCGCGGTGTCTGTTATTTTCAGACCCAACAGAAAAATGTTCATGCTTTAGTTTCCGATAAATGGTTGAGCGATGCACCTTTAATGCCTTGGCTGCTTGACTTACGCCAGAACCTTGGCTTATGAATGCTAGTAGCATATTGGTATCTCCGCCAGTTAATTTCGAGTTTTTTCCGGTTCTGTAAGAAAAATGATATGGATTTATACACGACTTACAGTTGCAACTAGGCCGAGCTATAGCACCTTCACGAGGAATATCTAAATATTTCAAAATTAAATTTCTGACATAATAACGTTGTTTAAAAACATATAAGCAAGGAACATTATTGCTAAAGTTTTCACCCCAAGGCTCACATGTTTTGTAATCAAACAAGTTTAATGCTAATTTTTTAAATAGTATAGAAAGTGGAGTTTCTTTACAGATCTTATAATGTAAGTTAAACGAACTTGCGTCTAAAGCACGACAAATATCCTCAGCTTGAGCCACCGCGTGGTTATTATTATTAGCTTCTATATAAAGGTCGATTGTTTTATTTTTTTTTAATATTTTAAGCTGGTATTTTTTTTCATTATTTGAGGACATTGAGTTTACCCACGGCATCCATGTAATTTTGTATATTTTTTTGTGAAGGAGTGTAAAAAGCTATATTTTCTGGCATATAACCTAGATTTGCTAAAGTTTCAATTTCCTCTTTGTCTTTAGTTAGTAAATGTTTTCCGCTTTGCGGGTTATAAAAACGTTGAATAGGAATGGCCCCTTCTGTCTCTTTGGTGTACGCCTCACCAACTACTCCTTCCAAAGAATAACCTCCTCTAATTGCAGATTCTTTTTCTTCTTCACTTATTGTGTATAAATGGTTTCTACCTGTAGGACTATACAAACGGTATACGTCAGCTGCTTCCTTAACTAAATTAGAATCTGAAAACAAATCAAATCCGCTTTCCTCATTTTCTTTTGTAAAACCTGTTAAATCTTCTTTGCTTGGATCTGCCGTAAAGAAGTGACTCGCACTTGTCGGGTTATAGTAACGCTCCATTCTTATCAACTGAGGGAGCGCAGGAGTTTTCTCTTCCGGCAAATTATCTGTTTCATCTGCTACTTCTGGTACATAATTGCCGAAGGGTGTTGGTTGACCGTTTGCATTATCTGAATCCTTTGGTTTATCCTGTGTGGTAGCTAAAGAGGGTAAATTTGCGTCATTAGTGAAGCTAGGAATGTTTCCTGTGTTAGGGCTTATAGCTTTAAAAACAGGAAGATCTGCATAATCTATATTTGGATTAACGCGAGCTGATGCAGGTGATGAAAAAGTTGATGTTGTTGAAGTTGGTGTTGTTGAAGTTGATGTTGTTGAAGTTGGTGTTGTTGAAGTTGATGTTGTTGAAGTTGGTGTTGTTGAAGTTGATGTTGTTGAAGTTGGTGTTGTTGAAGTTGATGTTGTCGAAGTTGGTGTTGTCGAAGTTGGTGTTGTCGAAGTTGGTGTCGAAAAAGTTGTTTCTTCCTGTTGATTTTTATAGCCTAAAACACCACCTTTTCGGTTAGCAGGCTTACTTCCTTTTTGAAAAAATATATCTCCTGCAAAACGCATTGTCTTTTTTTTTCTACTTTATGTTAGCAAGGCCATTTCAGTTTTTCCTTGTTATCCGACTTTAGCTTTTAGTTGGTCATAAATACCTCCTCCTCCTGGGGCGTTTTGCTCTCTAAGCAAATTTGTAGCTGCGTTTAAATAGTCAAAAATTTCTTTATCTGAGTAACCAGCTTCTTTTGCTGCTTCCAAATCTTCTCCTCCGAAGTATTTATCGCTTATTCCATATTCAATTGAGATAGGTTGTCTTTTGCCTTGATTAGCACTTGGTTCTGGGGCATTTACAAACGTTTGTTGATCTGACAAATTACTTGTATAGTCGGGTATCGGATCTGGTTTATTCTTGTACTGATGAAAAGCTGGGTTTAATTGATCGTAAAGTCCCCCTCCTCCTTTTACATTTTGTTCTCTTAATAAATTTGGATTAGCATCTAAATATTTTAAAATGTCAGCGTCCGAGTGACCAGCTTCTCGTGCCGCTTCTAGATCTTCTCCTCCAAAATAATACTTATTTATTCCATAACCAGTGGAGATTGGGTTTTTTGTCCTTGCCTGCTCAATAATTGATGGCGCGTGGACAAAAGCCTGGTTTTCTCTAGAATCGTCAGGTTGCGAGTCGTCATTAGATGTTGACGAGGAAGATTCAGTAGGCGTTGATTTAGGCGGGTTTATTGAGGGCGAGGTACCTTCCGGGGGAGTAAAAATAGGAGGGGTAGTTACTTTTGGAGTATCTCCAGTAGTAGGTAAGAACTCTGTAGGGGGAGGAGTAACTTTATCCGGTCTTGCATATCTTATAACACCCCCTTTTTGGTGCTCTGGTTTGTTATAGTTAAGTCTGCCTTCTTGTATGTTAAATCTATCGCCTGCATATTGAGGTTTAACAAACTGATCAAAAAAATCTTGTCCTAAAGAATCTAAAAATTGTTTAGTTGAAGCGTCAAGATCTGCCTCTGGAAAAGAAGTTGTATTATTTGTATTTGTTGGGGAGGTTTCCTCTGTTGATGAAGCAGGGCCTTCACCAGCCATACGAATTGGTTCGGGATCTTCTTGTTCTGTTATACCAAGAGCTTTTTTTTCTTCCGGCGTGGACAAATCTAAATAGTTTTCTGGGAACATTGTATCCCCAGCCGAAAAAGGCTTACCTGGTTCTAATCGTTTTCCACCGAAAAAATAAGCCACGAGATAAATAATTGAAGAAGGTTAACAGTTAGCTGATTGTCCTTGAGACAGAAGTAGCATCTGTCTTAGGTTGCTCTTTTTTAACTTTTACAGCCGGTTTATATACATTTTTTAAGTCAGGGAAGTAACGAGTCAGAGTAGAGGGGTTTTCCTCTTCTTGTTCTACGGCCTGACTAAAAGTATCTCCCGCAAAGCGCATGGGTTTTTTTTAGTTCTGTTCCATGTTAGCAAGTTTACAAGCTAATTCTTCTAGTCATAAATCTGTGTAGTTTGTGTCCTTTACGAACTACTATATCTAGAGTTTTTGCACGAAGAGAAGCTTCTTCGTAAGTATTAAACCACTCTGCGTCGTCTCGTTCGGAACAGTAACTAACGACCGTATTGTCTTGTAAAAATGAACGTAAGTAGTCTCCATCTAGGTTTTGGATAACCCACGCCTCTCGAAGTGTTAACTCAGGTTTTGCAGCCATTTCAACCTGTGTTGAAAATAAAGATTTCTCTGCAAGTTTAGTCATTTTGCGGCCCATGAACTTCCTACAGAAGCGTCAGCAGAAGAAGGAACTGATTTTAAAACTGTTTCAGCCGATTTAATCATGGTTGTCTCAAGAATCTCTTTATAAGTCTCAGCTAATTCTTCTTTTACTTCAAGGACCAATTCATCGTGGACAGCAGCGACTAATCGAACATCTTCATTTAAATGTTTGTTTAAATCCGCGATTGCCAACTTTAAAATATCAGCCCCACTTCCTTGGATTAGTGTGTTGGCGCTGCACATCATTGTCGCGTCATCGTAGCTTAGTAACCGTCGTCTTCCGCAAGCTGTTCGGATATAAGCCCAACCCTCTTGTACCAGAGATGCTCTTTCTTGGTGCCACGCCCTTAAGCGAGGGTAAGCCAGGTGAAATGCTGCGTGGGCAATTTTAGCTTCCGATAAACTAATCATCTTCCCGCTTTGAGCAGCATAGGTTTTATATTTTCGATAACCCATACCGTATAAGAGAGCAAAGTTCAGAGTCTTACCTTCCTGCCTCTGCTCCTTTGTAACTAAAGAAATGTCAATTTTATATATCAGGCTGGCAGTCAGGGTGTGTAAGTCGATGTTTTTAACAAAAGCTTCTTTCATCTGAGCTATGTTTATGAGCTCCGCACCGAGACGTAACTCGATTTGAGCCCAGTCACAAATAACCAACTTATAACCTGGAGCGGCAATAAAGCATTCTCTAAAATCTTTTGATCTTGGAACTTGCTGAATGTTTACTGCATAAACGGTTTTTCCCTGTGTTTTAGTTGTCTTGGGGGATCCGTTGCTGGTAAAACGTCCGGAGTTTGCACCTACTTGGTTATAACCAGAGTGTATCCTATGGGTTACAGGGTTTATGTTACTGATTAATTTATTTACATGTTCTAATCGAGTCTCAATCTTCGTTCGTTCTCGGTACAGAATCAAGGTTGAGTCTTCGCTATCAAACTCAGAGAGGGCGATTTGGTTAAGCGTGGTTTTGCCCGTCGTGGCATCTTTAGGCAACTCGATATTGCAAGAACTAAAGACATTGACGATCTGGGCTGTTGATCCGGGGTTGAATTCTTTCTTTGGTTTTTTTCCAACAGCAATAGAACCGTCACTAGACCTTGGAAGTTTGCAATCTTCTGGAAGTCTAGAGTCAAGTTCGTTAATAAACTGTTCGGTTTTTGCAACCAGTTCATCCTCAATACGTTTACGTAACACCATTAATTTCGTTATATCAACCCCAAATCCTGTGTAACACATTAAAGCGACAGGACGAACACACTGTGACTCGACGCTATAAATAGGAGTTAAATTTTCTTCACGCAGCTCTTCCAGTTGATCTGCGGCAATGCGTGGCAGTACATCAACGTCTTTTGCTGCATACTCTATTTGTTCTAACGTTAGTTCTGGTT